ACCTGCCTACAGGCCATCAGACCACAGTAGCCACAGGCATACCCGAGCCTACGTGGAGGGCGTTGTATCAAGGGGTTAAGCCTACCAAGGGCACGACCAAGCAGGTCGTAGATACATGTGGTATGCTGGAGGCAAGGCCTCAGATAGACATAGACCTTGCAAGGCTTAACGGCAACTCTGCTGAGTGGAGGCTTTCTGAGGAGAGACTCCACATCGAGGGTATGAACCAAGAGATGGCCCATACTCTTTTCTATGGCGATACAAGAGATACGCCAGAGAAATTCATGGGCCTGCACCCAAGGTTCTCCAGTAAGTCTGCTGATAACGGTGGTCAGATTATAGATGCTGGCGGGGATGGTAGTAGCCTAACGTCCATATGGCTTGTAGTGTGGGGACCAAATACTGTCCATGGTATCTTCCCCAAGGGTTCCAAGGCTGGAATGCAGATCACAGACAACGGAAAGCAGACTGTAACTGACCTTGCAAATGGTGGCAGATATGACGTGCTCGAGTCGCATTACAAGTGGGACTGTGGTCTGTCTGTGCGTGACTGGAGATATGTTGTACGTATTGCTAATATTGATATGGATGACTTAGAGACGTTTAATTCTGGAAGTGATTCTGCGCCAAACCTAATTAGATTGCTTATACAGGCAGTTGAGACAGTCCCTGAGGTTAACCTTGGTAAGCCTGTTATTTACTGTAACAGGAAAATTAGAACGTGGCTCAGGATTATGGTCAACGAGAAATCTAACATATATCTATCTCTTGATGAATATGGTGGTAAAAAGATACTTACTTTTGATGGTATACCCATTAGGCGTTGTGATAAAATCCTGACCACTGAATCTAGGATCGTTTAAGGGGAGGTGTAGAGATTGATATTAGATAAGAATCTTATTTTAAGTGATGCGCAAGCAGTTACTACTGCTACTACGCATCTTTCTGAAAATGTAATAGATACAGTTGAAATAGGCGATGCTGTAAATGAGCTATACTTTGTTGCGTATGTAGAAACGGCGTGTACAAGTGCTGGTGCTGCTACGGTTGAAGTACAGCTTGTTACCGATTCCGATAGTGCAATTAGTAGCCCAACCGTCCTTTGGTCATCTGGCGCCATTCCCAAGGCAAGCTTGGTCGACAAATATTGTTTCGGTATCGTGAGACTACCAAAGCCTGAAAAGGTCGAAAGGTATATTGCGGCACGGATTATAGTGGGTACTGCTGCTTTAACTGCTGGTAAGTTTGATATTTACTTAACTGACAATCCTCAAACTAATATTTAGTGGTGGCAGCTATGTTGTATGAGGTTACTGCTGATTGTTTGGACTTGAACCACACATACCGTAAGAAAGGTGAACGCGTAGTCGTCCCTGATGGTCAACCTGTGCCAAAGTGGTTTAAGCCCATTGGCGAGGCTCAAGAAATTAAGCAAGAAGACCCAAGAAAAGAGCACGAAACCTTGAGCCAAATGAAGAAGGACGATTTGTTGAAGTTAGCAGGCGATGAGGGTGTGGACGTTCCTGTCGGAACTACGAATCAAGAGATAATTCGATTGATTCGCTCCGATAGGAAGAGGAGAAAGGTTACACTATGATGGTGAGAGGGGGCTTGTCCCCCTCTCACAATAAGGGGTGAATATATGAGTTTTACCCGACTGCAAATATGGAATTTGGCATTGGCCAAAGCAGGTATATCAAGGCAGCTTGTCGATGACAAGGTGCTTGACTCTCCGTTAGCTCAGACCCTGCACAATCTTTATGAGCCTACATTATTCTCTTTTTTAGAGGACCACTCGTGGAGTTTCGCTAAAAGAACCGTACCTCTGGTATTGTCAGATTACGAGCATATTAAATGGGAGTATTGCTATGAATATCCTGATGATTGTTTATCTATTAGAATAATAACCTCTGCCGCATCCGTAGATACTAAGGACGAAATACCAGTTGAATACGAGATTATAACTGATGAAAATACTGGCAGGCTTTTGATAGGCACCAATGAAGCCGAAGCTTATGCCATATATACCACAAACAATGTTCGTGAAGAGGCCTTCCCATCGAGTTTTGTACAGGCCTTTGCTACACGGCTTGCTGCCGAAATAGCAATGGCTCATGCTGGAGACAGAGGTAAGCACTTAGACTTATTACAATTGTCCATGCAGATGGGTGAAGGCTCAAAAGAAATCAATGCCAATGAGGCCGTACAAGTTATGGAGTACCGTGATAGTAAATACACGAGGGCTCGATACTAATGGCACGCAATATGGGATCATCTCCGTCGTCAAGTACATTTAAGACTCACCAGGTTGCAATGGTTGGTGGTGAGGTTGCGCCAGCTCTGTGGTATAGGTCTGACCTTGAAAAAATCAAGGTAGCATTGGCTAAGTGCCGTAACTTTATTCCATTCGCACATGGTGGCACAAGTTTTAGACCTGGTACTTGGTACGTAAGTAGCACAAAAAACAACGGTAAGGCTATACTTATCCCAATGAGTTTTACAAGTGAGCCATCTATCCACATTGAAGTAGGCGACAAATACATGCGGTTTTTTGTAGATGGCAAACCAATTATGAGTGGCACTGTTCCTTATGAAATTGCTGTTCCATATGAGTTTGCAGATCTTCCAAATATTAGATATGTTCAGTCGGCCGATGTGCTATATATAGTAGATGGTCACCATAAGCCTAAGCAATTAAAGCGTTATGCAAATGATGATTGGGTATTGGAAGATATGGACTTTAGGAATGGCCCATTTATGAAAGAAAATATTACTGATGTTACGTTTACTATAGAGCCATACAATGGCTCTATTGGTAAGATTGGCGATACTGTTACGGTTACAGCTTCTTCTGATATGTTTGTCCCAGAAGATGTAGGTAGATTGATAAATATTAGATATGTAATGGAAGCTAAAACAATATCACGTGGTTCGTGTAGTGATAATACAAGTGGCTTAGTTGGTGGCCCATGGAATGTAGATGGTAAATTTGAAATAACAGGAACGTTTAGCAAGGTAGATGATATTAAAATAGACGACGTTGTTGAAATTCAATATTCAATAGATAATGGATCTACATGGCAGGTTTTTGATAGTTTTTTGCATATGCATAGTACTAATAGAGTAAAGCTTACTGGAGAACTTAATTCTGAAGATTATAATAATATTGTTCCACTTATAAGATTGTATACTCCTGGTACTATTTATAAATTTTCTTGGATTTTAAAATATTCAAGACAAGAAATCAATGGTATTTTAGAAATTATTGAATATATATCACCTACACAGGTGAGATGTGAAATCAAACGCAAGTGTTTTTATCTTGATACTCCGACAAAGAAATGGTCTCTTGGAGCATGGGGCGATGTTCCTGGATGGCCCGCTATAATTACATTCCACCAAGATAGGTTGACTTTAGGCAGAACGCCCACAAGCCCGTTCGATATTTGGCAAAGTGTGACTGGCGATTACAATAATTTTGGCGTTTCAGAGCCTATCCAGGCTGATGATTCAGTCAAAATTCCCATACGGTCACGCTCGCTCGACGAGATACAGGGCCTTGTTTCATTGAAAGACCTTATTGTACTTACCACTGGAGGCGAGTGGCGTATTACTGGAAGTGCCGAAGGTAACGCCATTACTCCAGATTCTATGTATATTTCGAGTCAAGGTTACCGAGGTAGCCATCCTATCGAGCCTATGATTTCTGGAGCTTCAGTTCTTTTCGTTCAGAAGTTCGGCAAGAGAGTACGTGACCTTGCCTATTCATTTGAAAGCGATGGATATGATAGCGTAGACTTATCCATTTTTGCCACACATCTGTTTGACGATTATACTATTGTAGACTGGTGCTATCAGCAGGAACCATGGAGTGTGTTATGGGTAGTTAGGTCTGATGGTAAGCTCCTTGGTCTTACTTACATGAAAGAGCAAGAGGTGTGGGCGTGGCATATGCATGATGTAGGTGGCGTTGTTGAATCCATTTCATCTGCCCCAGGACTTACCGAAGACGAAGTATACATGATAGTTAGAAGAAATATTAACGGTAACGATGTACGATACATAGAAAAACTAAGCGCAAAACCAGAAACCATGCATCTTGATTGCGCTGTTGTGGCACACGATGGAGATCCAACTACGACAATAGGTGGGTTGGGTCATCTTGAAGGCAAACAGGTTGTGGTTTTGGCCGATGGTGTACCAATCTTTGGCAATATGGTGAGCAATGGAACTATCACACTAAAGAATGCAGCTTCATATGTAGTTGTTGGGCTACAATATATTGGTACAATACAATCTCTGCCGTTGATATATGAGGTCAGAGAGGGTATATCCACAGGTTCACGGCGGCGTGCTACTAGTGTTATTTTGCAAGTTTTGGATAGTAGATTTGGTTATATTGGTACCAAAGATGACGACATGTATCCTATCTACTACCCCAATGAAAACCTTGAATTATACTCTGGTGTGTTGACCGAAGATTTGAGCTCAGAATACGATTATTATGGTCAGGTTACAATAGAGCAAAGGCACCCATATCCATTTAATATATTAAACTGGACTGTGAGGGTTGCTCATGGAGATTAAAACTGAAGTATGCCAAGAGTACCACGTAGACCAAATAATTGAATCAATGCATCCTGGTAATATAGCTGAGTTAAAAGTCTTGTTTGGCTCAGCAGATAAAGATGTATTGATGAAGTCAGTTTCTCTTTCCGATGAAGTATATGCCGTTACTGCAGATGGCAACACTGCAGCTATATTTGGCTTTCGTGAGTTGTCTAAACTAACTAAGCGCGCATACCCATGGCTTATATGCTCGAGCATTATCAACGAATATGGTATAACATTTCTAAAACATTTCAAGAAAATGATGAAAGACTTGCAGAGTAGGTTTAACGCGCTTGAATGTATAATATACTCGGAAAACACTGAAGTGATAAAGATGCTTGAGTGGGTAGGGTTCAAAATTTTAGAAGAAGTTTATCCTGGTGTTGACACCTCAGCTAAGTTTTACAAGATGGTTTGGATAAGGAGTGATAGAGATGTGCATTAACGCACTTACTGCTTGGGTAACTAAAACCTTTAGCAGTGTTCCTGCGTTTCTTGGTGGTTTAGGTACAGTTATGTCTGTGGCAGCTCCAGTAATGGCTGGCAGAGCTGCTCAGCAAAGTGCTGAGGCTCAAGCAAAAGCTGCAGAATATAATGCCAAAATTGAAGAAAGCAAAGCTGCTATATCTGCAGAAAGAGCGGCACAAGAAGAAAGAAAACTAAGAATGAGGGGTGAGCTGACAAAGGGTGCTCAGCGTGCCGCTTTTGGTGCGGCTGGCCTTGTGCCCGATGTAGGTAGTCCATTAGATGTTTTACTAAGCACACAATGGAGTATAGAGCAAGACGCTGCCACAATTAGATATAATGCCATGCTTGACCAATGGGGCTATGGAAGCCGTGCTAATCTTGAAAGGTATCAGGCTGATGTGGCTCGTGCTACGGGCAAACAAGCAAGGACAGCAGGAATTATAGGCGGATTGACTCATCTTGGAACATCTATGACTAACTTTTCTGATAAGTGGGACTGGATGGGCCAGCCCTTGGGTAAGTAATTATGAGAGTGCCAAGACTTATACCACAAGAGACAATAAAAACCCCACCCACACCAAGAGCCACGGCCCCTGGGCCCGAAGCTTTTGGTGGTACTATTGCTTCTGCATTATCTCAAGCTGGATCAGAGCTTGAAGCTCATGCAAAGCGGATGCAAGAAGAAAGAGATGCTATCAAAGGCTTGAACCTAATTGTTGAAGCCCAGCAGCGAGTTGTGGACAAACTATATGGCGAAAATGGGTATATGCTTAGGGAAGGCTTAAATGCAGATGGTATATATAAAAGTTTTATTGAAGATTATAATAAAATAATTGAAGAAATTGCTGCTAAGGCAGAAAACACTAACCAAAGAAACGTATTGATGCAATCTATGCTGCGTCAATCTGTAGCATATCAAAGTCAGCTTTCCCAAAAAGAAGCTGAGGAAATGCAAAAGGCTAAAATCCAACAGCTCAATGCAAATCTTGCATCACTTACTGAGGCGGCTATAGCATCAAATGGTGATCCTGAAGCTATGGCTGCATTTACTCAAGAGGTAGAACGCATAGCTACAGCCGTTTATGGTAGTTATGGTGAAGAGCCAGTAAAACTTGCTATAGATGAATGGAACGATAATGTCCATAGTGGCATTATTTCTAATTTATTGGCAAACGACGAGCTCGATGCAGCCAAAGACTACTACGAAAAAAACAAGGAAAATATTAGCACTGCCAATAGGACCAAAATAGAAGGCCTTTTTACTGATAAAGAGAAAGTAATATTTGTCCAAGAAAAAGGATACGAGATATTTCAAAAGTTTAAAAACAACGAAGAGAAAGCTCTTGATTTTATCAGGGAAAACTTTAGCG